TTACCGGCTCTTCGATGAATGACACATAAGCCAAAACGATGTTGGCTCATTAATTCATGGATTTCTCGTTGAAATGGTCGAGGGGTGTAATCAATCGTTATTTCTTTAGTGGTCAATGTAAGGTCCTTGTGGCTTTAATATTCTCATCAATAATCGTTATATTGAGGTAATCAGCTAGAAAAGTACAGAAGTCTCTACTCTGTTGGATATTATCAAAGTCTTCAAACACTAAGACGACTCTTTTGGTTTCTTCATCGATAATAAGTTTAACTTTAATTTCTGGGTCAATCATTGTCTAAGGCTAGGGTTGTAATTCGGGTGTATATATACGCTATAAACCGCCACCAGTTTTCCGGGGGGTGGGGGGGGTGTTGCCTGAAAAACGATACCCCCCTAAGAAATATAGCGTTTTTGCGTGGCAGCAATAAGGTTTCAGCCATCTAAGCTGGTACTTTCTGTAGAATTACCAATGCTTTTTAAACTCTGGTCTGTAGGGTGGTCTGTATCCTCTGCACTCGTACCACTTATCGCATATGCGTGGCTCGACTGGACCTCCTTCAAATTGCTATCATCCTTCCACTTCACCACCACATGATTGATCTCACCTTTGTGTTCATTGACCACCTTATCATTAAACGCAGGTATCAACTTACTAGCATACCAACGATTGTTATGAAGGATATCTCTCAACAACGTAACCTCCACATGCGTTAAATCCTTCCTTCTCTGATACTCTTCAATCTGATCCTGACTCTCGTCTAGTCTTGTCAGAGCTCCATGCATTCTTGCTTCTTTCAAGTCTTTCTTGAAATCTTCGTCTTCTCTCGTGCCATGGTAGACGGTGGTAAGCGATGGCATGTTTTTCCCTCTGCAAATCGATGTCAACGTCTTCCCCATCATTAATTCTGTAATAATTCTTTTCTTTTGCTCTTCGGATAACATCTTCTCTACTCCATCCTTTAAACTGTTTTAATCCCATTAAAGCATTAATACGACCTTCAATCGTTAATGCACCAGTCGACATACCTCCATGTAGGTAGCATCTTCCATTCTTTCTAGCTTTGGCTTGACATGGATTACCATCATACTTTCTTCGTGCACCACAAATAACTTTCTTTAATGGTCTACCAACCATATCAAACTACCATTTAATTCCTAGATGTTTTCTAGCGAACTCCATTGCTTGTTGCTGCTCTAACTCATCTCCATACAACAATAACCTCTCCCAGACCTCATACTGATGATCTCTGGAATTAGCTCTCATCTCTTTCATCAAATAACTCCTATCCTGACCTTTACGTTTCCTTTGACCATCTACAACAGTTCGATAGGCTAAGTTTGTGTTCTTCTTAAATGCTGAAAGAATATTAACTACCTTGGGATCTGTATCTTCCTTCCTTGTTTCTATTACTTGTTTATTACTTGTTTTAGATGGAGGGGGTCGTAGCACCCCCCCTGGGGGGGTCTGTAGACCCTCCCCTCTGGACATTTCTGACCCCATCCAATCAAAATCAATACCATGATGCTGCTTACCATGTTTAATCTCTGTCTGTATGATGTTCTTCTTGTTCAACTCTTGAATACTCCTTCTAATAGTTCTTCGATTAAGGTTGGTGTTCTTCTCTAAGAACGAAATTGATGGGTAACACTTTTCTGTTTTCAGATTATAACAATTAATTAATTCAAACATCACCATCTTTTCTGCTTTGGTGATTGTTTTATCTCTCATTACTCTTTCGAGTAAATCCCATTTAATCCAGAACTTTTGTCTCATGTGATACCTTCGAGTTAATCATTATTGGCATGTAATCATTGTACTCAGGTTTCAATACTTGAATGTCTAAAGCAAATAAAGAATATCCAATAATACAACCAATGGGGATACGCAATGTTCGACCATATCCTCCATCTAATTTGATCTTGCCATCCTCAATCTCAAAACTAATACAAGCTGACATCAATATTCTTTCTTCATCTTTATGTTCGAGATATCCTAAGGATTTAATGATTGCGGGTCTTTCAAGATTGAAATCTCTTCTCTCTAACCATTCCCCGGTATCACCCTTAATATCCTGCCAATAAACCTCAATGGGTTTATAGATATTAGGTTGTGGTAATGTAATCATGTGCAAGATTGTAATTAAACTTACTCATTTTAAAAACAAACAAAAGTACAACTTTGATTATTTAAAGCTGGTACGCAACTTTGTTGTAGATCAAACTAATGTATTCACTATGTTCTACTTATGGTACAATTTATTCCCGATTATTTTAAAAAGATCAACTTAGATCATTTCTCACCAGAGCAACTCAATAGCACAATAGACTATTGGGTAGCTGCTTATTGTTACTTAACTCAAGAACAAAGAAGAATGAAAAAACCCAAACCTCGAATGGTTGCCGGGGTGGTTGTTCAGAACGCAGTTGAAAAATTCTTTAAGGAGAAGAAAGACAAACAAGATGTGACTGAAGATGCGATTTCGGAATATCGAAAAGAATGCATAGGCATGGATGAATTTGATTTTGAAAGAGAAAAAGTTTTAGAGATGTTACCTGATACGATCATTAATGGGATCAAAGCAGGAATGGACCTAGGTTATGACAAAAAAGAATTAGAGTCTGAGTCTTACATCTCCATCGAAATACCAGGAATAGTTTTACCCATCATTGGCAGAACCGATGTTCAAACTTCGGATAAAGATGTTGATGAATGGAAAACTATGTGGGGTTCAAAGAGCAGTCGAGTTTTGAAGGATGGATCTACTTCCCAGTCCTGGTCAAAACCTAACCCACCAAAAGAACCAAACATGGGTCATGTCAAGCAAGTAGCCACATACTACAAAGCAACCGGCATCTTACCCAAGATTGTCTACGTTACTTCTAAGGATTATGCGATACACGATGAAAAGAGTACCTCCTTACTGAAAGCAGATCACTTAGAATATTGTATTCAACAATTCAAAGCTGCTGCTCTTGCAAGACAAACAATAGTAGAAAAATCAGAAACAGTTGATGACATGTTTAAGTTTGTTTCACCTGACTTCTCATACTTCAAGTACACTGGTTTTCCTGACGAAATAATGATCGATCTAAAAAAGAAATGGGGTCTAATATGAACGATAATCAACACATCAATGTGTTATGTAAAGCAATCGATACTGTTAATGATACTAAGGGTATTAATTTTAAGGGTAAAGATTATACACAAGTTAAAGATAGAGTGGAAGTCTTTCGTAGGCATTTTGGAGTTGCTCCAAGTATTATCACTACGATTGAAGAAAAAGAAAATACTGTCACTGCAGAAACAAAAATTATTTTTGATGAAGTAGTAGTCGCTAATGGGATATCCCAGAAAGTCCGGGGTGCTAATCCTATTCTCAAAGCGGCAGCGGTGGAGATGGTAGAGACTGCATCAGTGGGTCGAGCTCTAGCGAAACTCTCTCTTCATGGGGGTGAGTTTGCATCTTCTAATGAAATCGAAAATGCAGTCGATAATGAAAAAATTATTGATGAGAAAAAAGTGGAGTCTATCCAATCATCAAACAAGATTGATAATCTTCAATGGGAGGAAGAGAAACAAAAGATATTAGCTTCAGTACAAAAGGCTAATCATATGGGTCAATTCCGAAAAGCATTAGCTTCCCATGAAGGTTTTATCAATATGCTGAAAAGCAACAACCCGGAACTCTATCAAGAGTTGGACCAACTATTAACAAAAAAAGAAAAGGAGTTAAGTAATGGATCAAAATTCATATGAACTTAAAAATGGTCAAGGAACTATTCATGTTAATCAAAAACAAGGAATGCCAAGTAAGACATCAGGGAAACCTATGGACTGGGATTACTTTGGAAGTGTTAACATTGATGGTCAAACCTATAACTTTATTGTTTACAAAAAAGAAAGTGGATCTGGAAAAGCATATTTAGATATGAGGGTCTTAGGATTAAATGGATAAGAACCATATTGAACTAGAAAAAATATTAGACGAAGCAAAACGTCTAGTCACTGGTTCTCGTCAACATGACTATGGTAACTTTGAAGATAATTTTAAAAACATTACAGAAAGTTGGGGGTTGCTCGATCATTCGATGCAGCCTTCCACTGCTTGTATGATGATGGCATTACTCAAGATAGCAAGAGTGAAACAAGAAAATGTTTACAAGTTTGATAGCTATGTTGATGCTATTGCTTACATTGCAATGTCTGGTGTTTTGAGAAAGAAGGAACAAGGAAACTTATATGACACCCAAACAGAAAATAATTTATGATGCCATTAAAGATTTCCAAAAGAAGAATGGATATAGTCCAACCTATCAAGAACTAGCGAATGCAACGTCAATGAAATCCAAAGCTAGTGTTCATAAGATTGTGAAACAATTAAAAGAAAGAAATAAAATTATTCACATTGATGGAAAGAATAGGTCCATAGAAATCTTACATGGCTAGATGGACTTACTTTGAACGAGGTTCACACTTTTCCGAATGGCATCGTCAGTTTGATGGTCTTGCTGGAATTGATGTGGACTTCGTAGAAGTCTGTCCTGAGTGTTATGAACCTTTATGCTTTATGGAGTTAGCTTATGACAAAGGTCAAGCATACAAAGCAACAACCTTTATCAAAAAAATTTCAAAGAAATGTGAAGTACCCTCGCTTCTTGTTTTTTATAAAGTTGAAAACGATCAAATTGTTTCTTTCCGGGTAAAAAGAATACACCCCTGGAATGGTGCTATAGTCACTGTAGAACCTAATATTTTAGTTTCTTATCTACGATCCCTCCAACAATCTCATAAATGTAAATAATAGGGTATTGACTTCATGGTCTGTATCACTAATATGAACATATATGATACATATGTATTACATAAGGAGAACAATATGCTAAATATAGCAATCACTACAATCGTACACATCGCTATGATTGGTTTCGTTTTATATTTTATTAAGGAGATATTCGATAGATGAATGTTTTATCTTTATTTGATGGAATGAGTTGTGGTCAACTTGCTCTGAAAAAAACAGGGATTAAAGTTGACCAATACTATGCTGCTGAAATTGATAAGTATGCAATTCAGATTGCACAAAAGAATTTTCCAAACACAATTCAATTAGGTGATGTCACTAAAGTAAAAGCAAGTGACTTACCTAAAATTGATTTACTCATTGGTGGTTCACCTTGTCAGGGTTTTAGTTTTGCTGGTAAGCAACTTAACTTTGATGATCCAAGAAGTGCTTTGTTCTTTGAGTTCGTAAGATTGCTTAAAGAATGTCAACCTAAGTATTTTTTATTAGAGAATGTCAGAATGAAAAAAGAATTTCAAAATGTCATTACCGAATATTTAGGTGTTGAACCTATCTTGATAAATAGTTCTTTATTGTCTGCACAAAATCGTCAACGATTATATTGGACTAACATCCCTAATGTAACGATCCCTGAAGACAAAGGTATTTTATTAAAAGATGTTCTTCAAGATTATGTCGAAGAAAAATATTTGGTGGGTCAAGAGCTGCAAAAAAAATATCAGGGGGGTAATCAATTAAATCCTTCTTATAAGAGTCAAGCAAATACTATTCATAATGTTGATGACAAATCAGGTACTATTTGTGCGGGTACTCATGGATATGCTAATGGGTATGTCGATGCAAAATATTTTATGAATGAAAAACAAATCACAGGTGTAATGAAATCAAATTATCGTGATCGTAAACCTATGAACATTCATAAGAAATCAAATTGTTTAAAAGTAGGAGGAGACATTAAAAGAATAATTAATCACGAACAACGATGGAGATATTTAACTCCTATCGAATGTGAGCGACTACAAACTGTTCCTGATAACTACACAGATGGAGTTTCTAATACTCAACGATATAAGATGTTGGGTAATGGATGGACTGTAGATGTGATTAG